AATTCAGTAGGTGGTATCCTAGTTGAATTGAAGGGCTACTTCAGGCAGGATGCACAGCGAAAGATGAAAGCAGTCAAGGCACAACATCCTGATTTGGATATACGCTTTGTATTTCAGAACGCTAATGCAACCATTCAAGGAGCAAAGAAACGCAAGGACGGGACAAAGATGACCTGTGCAGAATGGGCAGACCGTAACGGTTTTGTCTGGGCTGAATCAACTATACCAGAGGAGTGGTTATGAGCTTGATTGAAATACAAGAAGAGATTGCCTCAGATGTGGACATCAATCTTCATGTCAATGAGGTGGGCATTTGGTTGTCTGTTTATGTAGATGACTGTGAGATTGAGGACATGGTGGATTGGCGAGAGTTTGGGCTGGACATTGCAGAGGATGTAGACACATACTCAGATGCACAAGTCAAAGCAATCGCTAAGAAACTACGCATCGTGTCCGACTATCTACGGGATGCCCTGCGTAATGGAAGAGAGTGAGTTCATTAGACACGAGAGTTGTCCTCACTGTGGCAGTAGTGATGCCAATGCTTTATATAGTGACGGTAATCACTACTGCTTCTCGTGTCAGACTTTAACTAAATCAGAGGAAGGGACTGCAGAAGTGACAAGTCAAAACTTGAAGACAGGTTTTTTGCAGGTTGAACACATCCCTCTAAACAAGAGGGGTATCAACGAGAAGACTGTAAAGTTCTGGGGATATGGTGTAGCAGAATACAAAGGACAGAAAGTTCAGGTTGCTAACTACCATGACAAACACGGTAACTTACAGGCGCAAAAACTTAGGTTTCCAAACAAAGACTTTACAGTTATTGGTGACCTGAAAGCAATTAACCTTTATGGTGAACACCTGTGCCGTGATGGTGGTAAGATGATTACCATTGTGGAAGGCGAACTTGATGCACTCTCGCTTAGTCAGTGCTTCAATAACAAATGGGATGTAGTGTCTGTACCTTCGGGGGCTACCTCTGCCAAGAAAGCTGTCGCTAAGTCTATTGAATGGCTATCCAAGTATGACAGTATTGTTCTGATGTTTGACAACGATGAGCAAGGGCAGAAGGCAGCAATCGAGTGTGCTAGTATTCTACCACCCAACAAGGCTAAGATAGCCAAGCTTCCTCTCAAGGATGCCAGTGAAATGCTACAGGCAGGACGGACAGAGGAACTCATCAATGCTGTGTGGGCTGCAAAGGTTTACCGTCCAGATGGCATTGTCTCTGGCTCAGATATGTGGGACATCGTGACCACTGATGATGAGAAAGAGGCAGTTCCCTACCCATACTCAGGTATGCAGGAGAGAACTGGTGGCTGTCGCAAGGGTGAGATTGTAACTATCACTGCTGGTTCTGGCATTGGTAAATCACAGCTTGCTCGTGAGCTTGCCTACAATCTGATAAAGCATGGAGAGACTATCGGCTACATTGCTTTGGAAGAAAGTATCAAGCGAACATCACTTGGCCTTATGTCCATTGAGATGAACAAACCTCTACACCTTCGGGGTAATGAGGTAGACAAAGAGGAGATGAGAATTGCCTTCGATGCTACACTTGGAACAGGTAGAGTTTATCTGTATGACCATTGGGGTTCTACTGATTCTGATAACTTGCTATCTAAGATTAGGTATCTTGTCAGGGGTTGTGGTTGCGATTATATTATACTTGACCATATCTCCATTGTTGTCTCTGGTATGGACGGTGGGGACGAGCGTAGGCTTATTGACAACACCATGACAAAGCTACGTGCTTTGGTTGAGGAGTTGAACTGTGGTATGCTTCTGGTATCACATCTACGTAGACCATCAGGTGATAGAGGCCATGAAGATGGCGCACAAACATCTATGTCACAGTTGCGAGGTAGTGCTGCTATTGGTCAGCTAAGTGACATGGTAATCGGATTGGAACGTAATCAACAAGACAAGGACAATCCACACGTCAGCCACGTTAGAGTTCTAAAGAATAGGTGGTCAGGCGAGACAGGGTTATGCTGTTCTCTTGAATACAACAAAGATACAGGCCGTATGGTTGAGGTTATCTTTGAGGAAGAGGACGTAGAGCCAGACTTTTAACTAGTGCGGAGACACAGTATGAAATTGATATTTGATATTGAGGCAGACAATCTGCTACATGAAGCCAAGAATGTTTGGTGTATTGTTGCGCTGGATGCCGACACTGAAGAGGTTCACACCTTTGCCCCATCATGTATCAGTGACGGACTTGAGCTTCTCAGCAAAGCAGATGAACTAATCGGACACAATGTGTTGGACTACGATTTACGCTTGCTGAAAAAACTACACAATTTTGTGTACTCAGGTAAGGTTACTGACACTTTGGTATATGCTAGAACGATATGGCCTGACATCAGGGACAAGGACTTTACCCTTGTGAAGAAGCGAGACTTCCCTCACAAGATGGTAGGCTCACATTCCCTTCGTGCTTGGGGTCATCGACTTGGAGTATTAAAAGGTGAAATCACCAGTGAAACAGGCTTTGAGGCTTTCACGCAGGAGATGCTCGACTACTGCATCATCGACTGTGCCGTTACCAAAGCTCTCTATGAAAAAATCGGAGAAAGAAACTTCAGCCAAGAAGCGTTAGACCTTGAGACAGAGCTACACACTTTATTACTGAAACAAGAGGAGCATGGGTTTCCGTTTGATGTCGAGACAGCATCAAAGCTTTTCTCTAAACTGTCCCAAAGAAAGACAGACATTGAGAACGAGTTGCAGGAAACCTTTGAGCCTACAATAGTAGAACTGAAGACCAAAACTAAAGAGATTCCATTCAACCCTGCATCACGACAGCAGATTGCTGACCGCTTGATGAAGCGAGGATGGAAGCCTGAAGCCTTCACCAATACTGGTGAGCCAAAGGTAGACGAGACAGTCCTTTCTACTATTGATATGCCAGAAGCACGGCTACTCAACGAGTACTTGTTGCTTAACAAACGCATAGGTCAACTTGCTACAGGTAAGCAAGCATGGCTGAAGATGGAGAAGGATGGCAGACTACATGGACGTGTCAACCACATGGGGGCTGTAACCTCACGGTGTACACATTCAAATCCAAACATGGCTCAAGTTCCAAGCGTTGGGGCTGAGTATGGGACGGAGTGTCGTAGCCTTTTCCATGCACCTGATGGCTACAGTCTTCTGGGTGCTGATGCTTCTGGCTTGGAGTTGCGTTGTCTTGCTCACTACATGGCAGCATACGACAATGGTAACTACGCTAAAGTTGTCCTAGAAGGGGACGTACACACCACTAACCAAGAAGCTGCTGGACTTCCCACACGCTCAAACGCAAAGACATTCATCTATGGATTTCTTTACGGTGCAGGTGATGAGAAGATTGGTAAGATTATTGGGAAGGGTGCAGGTGAGGGTAGAAAAATTAAGAAAAAATTTCTTAACAAACTACCTGCCCTGAAGTACCTGAAAGATGCTGTGGCAAGAGCAGCCGATGAACGAGGATGGGTGAAGGGATTGGACGGACGTATCATCCCTGTGAGACACAGCCATGCTGCATTGAATACTCTGCTACAATCTGCAGGTGCAATCATATGCAAGACATGGTACGTCTTTATTAGCCGTGCTTTGAAAGAGGCTGGACTAGATGCAAACATTGTTGCGTTTATCCATGACGAGGTTCAACTGCTAGTAAAGAAAGGACAAGAAGATGAGGCAGGGCGACTTATTCAACGATGTATGCGAGACACAGAAGAACGATTCAAGTTCCGCTGCAGACTTGATAGCGAGTACAAGTACGGACAAAACTGGGCAGACACCCATTGATGCAGTCACTTGTCATAAGTGTGAAATCACACAGCCCATACATAACTTCAAAGTTCTTCAGTCAGGAGAGATAAAAAGAACCTGTAAGTCATGTAAGAGTGGACACGATAAAGTCATCTATCAACTACGTAAGGAGAACCCTTACCCTGATGATGGTTACTCTTGTCCAATCTGTAAAAGGGGGATAGAAGAGATAGGCAAGTATGGACAGCCCAGACTACAGACTTGGGTGTTAGACCATTGCCATGACAGTAACACATTTAGGGGTTGGGTCTGCAGTAATTGCAACACTGGTCTTGGTGGTTTCCAAGACAAAGCTGACAATGTACACAGAGCCTACGAATACCTAATCAAACATAGGATGACACATGGACTTTGATTTTATATTTAAGTTGATACTCACTTGTTGTTTCTTTGGTGTTACCCTATGCCTCTGCATCAAGTGGATAGTTGAAGCCTACTTGGATTACGTGCAAGTTATGACGGGTATCAAAGTGGTTACCATGAGCGAGATGAAAAAACAAATGGAACAAGGAAAGGATATAGATGATGACCCTACTGCTTATTGATGCAGACATTGTGGCTTTCAAAGCCTCTGCTGCTGCAGAAAAACCTACTAATTGGGGTGATGGTTTGTGGACACTACACGCATGGGAGAATGATGTAGCTGCCGCACTTGATGACCAGATTAGTAAGCTGGTGGATGAAGCACCAGTTCAGGATTGTATACTGGCTCTGTCTGATGTCAACAACTTCAGGAAAAACATTGCACCTTACTACAAAGCCAATCGTGCTGATGTTCGTAAGCCAATGCTACTGAAGTGGGCTAGACAGTATATGATGGACAATTACAACACAATCATTTACAAGAACTTGGAGGCCGATGATGTCTTGGGGATACTTGGTAGCGCAAATTCTGACACCATCATATGGTCGGAAGACAAGGATTTACAAACAGTTCCAGCAAAGCACTGGATTGATGGTGGAGTTGTGGAAATCAGCGAAGAAGAAGCTGACTACAATTTCTTCATGCAGACACTTACTGGAGATAGCACAGACAACTACAAGGGATGTCCTTCTGTTGGTTACAAAACTGCACATAAAATTCTGGAGTTTGGTGACGGATGGGGTGCTGTTGTTAGGGCGTTTGCGAGTAAAGGTTTATCTGAAGAAGTAGCTTTGGAGAACGCACGACTAGCCCGTATCCTACGGAACGGTGAGTATGATACAGATACAGGAGAGGTAAAACTATGGCAACCGATAACGTAAATAGTCCTGCCCACTACACTGATGGTAACATTGAAACCATCGACTACATTGTAGACGTGCTTGGTGAGTATGATGCTATTCACTACTGTCATGGTAATGTAATTAAGTATACGGGTTCACGCCTTTGGTCTAAAGGCAACCCCATTCAAGACGCAAAGAAAGCTATCTGGTATCTAAACAAGATGGTAGAAATTAAGGAAAAAACTAAGGAGACAAACT